TGTCGTGACAATTCTGCAGCTGCGCGGGAGTACCCCACTGCAAGAAAAAATCTTTCAAATCCCTTCCAAAATGTCGAAAAGATATTGGTTTTAAATGCGGGCGTTTCCCCGACTGTTTCCATATAAGTTTGTGCCATTATACCCAACCCCGTTGGATCCAACCTCTTAAATTGGTATTTTCATTGGGGTGACGAACTGGTGATGCACCGAATTGTGTCTTACGGGCCATGTCCAACAGAATATTGTCATAATGTTCTTGTCCAATGCGACTAATATCACAACGACTCAATCCAATATCTTTCAGATCGTGGTTTGACAACCTACTAAGTTCGTTAATAGTTGCCCGGCGAGCACGGCGGGCTTCTTGACGGGTTGACCAATCCCGATAAAGGTCGATAAATACTTGCAACATGCGGTTTCCTTTCGAATATGTGTGTGTATCATACACTTTTATTTAGTGAAAAATGTCCAAAAAACACCCTGTTTTCCTGTCATTGTCGGTATGCGTTTTTTGCATAACTCGGTAGTAGAATTGGAAAAGGACGCCCTTGGGGCGTCCTTCGTTTCATTTCGTTTCATTTTACGTTTCATATTTTGAAACGATTAATCCAAATCTTATGTCTCTTCTGCTAACCTTGAAAAGTATGACAAATCATCTTCGTCATCGTTAGATGACACTGGCTCTGGTGTAGGACTTTCTTTAAAAGAAGGTTTACTAAATGCAGGTGGTGCTGAGGGCGGTGCTTCGCGCACGTCATAGTCTGCATTAGTAGATGGGGCGGTTACACCCAAAACGCGATCAAGCCGTTCCTTGAGTTGCTCATAGGTTTTAAAGTTGCTTGGATTTACAAACTCTTCCAATGAATGTTGTTGTCCATAAATTCTTTCTAACACGGAATCATCATCTGACAAAGCGCTTGTTTTGTCAAACTCAGATTTATCATAGTTGCCATAACCATCGACAGTACGATATTTGAGTTTAAAGTTTGCACCATTCCAAAAATCAAATGGATTGATTGGCTCCTCATCTTCAAACTGTGGACGCATAATATCGTTCAGTTTATCGAAGATTTTTTTACCAAACGAATAAAGGAATACTTTTCCATCGTTGTCTGGATTTGCGGGATCTTTGACAACATAAATGTTTGAAATATATTTCAATTTACGTTTACGATCACGAGCGAGATTCTGATTATCTTGCGAACCAGTACCCCAAAGTTCACCGTTGCTCTCACAAACGGGACATGGTTTACCAATAGTGGTTGGGCAGTTGTCGATTAACCATCCGCCTGGGCCTTTGAAACCATGATTGAAAACCCGCACCCACGGAAGGTCTTCGCCTTCGGTTGGTGGTAGAAATCTAATTACTGCATAACTATTTCCCGACTTATCAATAGTCGGTTTCCACATACGATCGTCTTGCGATGATGAATTAGATTGTGGGGATTGGGTTTTTTCCAACTCTTCAGCCAGACGGGTGAAGTTGTTGCGATTCTTTTTGAGTGTTGCAAAAGACATAATGTCCTCCTTTATATGCGTTATATGTTTTGTATATTTTGTATCTTGTTTTTTCAGTATACACTATATCTGCGTGTGTGTCAATAAGCAAACTAAATAAATTTGCCATAATTTTCATAATAATCTTCAATCAAGAGGGTTTTGATAACCCCAACATAATATTCGATATCCACCGTTAGAAACGATGAATAATCTTTTACCTTCTTTATATAAATTGGCCAATAAGTAGTATCATTGATTCTCACATTATCGACAAAATTAAATATCATATTAAATATGACTAAAGTTTCGAAACAGATTTCTCCATTTTTTTCCATCTGCACTATCAATGGGTAATCACCATCTATGGATCTAAAAAGATCATTAAACTCTATTTCCCTTTCAGTACCCACCATAAACAATTTTTCGCTATCATTTGTGAAGAGATACTTTATACTGTGCAGTCTCTTTTTCCAGTTCTTGTAAATCTCTTGTGTTTCTTTATCCAAAAGATTTTTTGTCCACATGAATTCGTTTCTGGATACCGCAAGATTTCCACTTTCAGTGACATTCAAAAATACTGATAAAAGAAATTCTTCGAGAGACTTTTTATCATATCGCCTAGACAGTTCTTCAAAAGTTCTCTTGTCTTTACGATTCTGATACGATTCTATTTTTACTCTAGAACCACCTTTATATTTGGTATAATCATATTCTTTACTAAAATGATTTCTCATTCCAAGGTAAATCTTAAAGGCCTCAAAGTCATCTATTTTTCTACTGGACATGTATCTCATAGGGGCAATTTTTCAGTAGACTTTCTTACTAAATTAAGACCCTCCGCTTCATATTTGATTTTTTCCTTTATGAATGAACTCAACAACGGCGTTACATTCTCAATTTCCAAATTATTCTCTTCACACAAATGAGTAATCGATTCAATATATGACATTCGCATATCGGAAACTGTATTTTCAATATCAGTACAAAATTCTTTTGAACTTTTTAATTTTAACATTCTAATTCCTTTTTAATTTACGTTGTAGCGTATATTTAAACATTATACGCTACAGCGCAATTTTTGTCAATACCTTTTATTCAGATTTCCAAATCGTCCAACCGCCGTAAAAGATTGCAACCCATGCAGCAAGTTTAACAAAAGGCGTACCGAATAAAATTAGAACTCCAATAAGAACTAATAACGCTCCATCCCAAGAAGTGCGTTCATCTTTTCTAGTCAAGATCCAATTTTTAAGTTTAGGTATCATTTTTTACTCCAAATTCCCCAAAGAATCCAAATTGCGACTAACCCCATCAGGCCTTCGCTTCCGAGTGTGCCTAACATTGCTGCAACATTAGTTACTACACTTGTTTCTGGGAAAAAAGGGATGGAACCTAATCCTAGTACTTCGACTACGATCATTAGCGCCGCGAGACTAATACCCAGTTCCGCGAGCCCTGCGGCCCATCCCTTTACTTTGTTAATAATTTCCATATTTTCTCCTTTCTGTTAAGTTTCTTTTAACACATCACTCGTTAATTAATATCCACTAGACACTGTTGAACCAATGCCCGTTGTCGAACCCAATGAGACATCACCTTGTGCCGCGGTGTTTGTTGTGGTCGAGCTCGCAGGGGGTTTCACCATTGCGGCCGCTCTGATTGCGGGGTCAAACCGAAATCCGTTAAATTTACCATGAATATTTCGAACAGTGGCAGTAACCGTCACATCGATAGGATTGTTATTAAACTGTTGTGGAAACACAAAGTGCATTGACTGATCAGATGTGATATTTACTTTTTGTTCAAAGGTAATGTCACCCAAATGATGGCCGCAGACAAATTTCATAGAAACATTTTCATATTCATCTTGGTTCCAGTTAGCAATTTCGGTCATACCAGACAACAAACCATTCGTTATCGACTCTTGTATCACAACGTGATTTAACCCCGGCGCAAAGGGATTTTTGTTTTCGTAAACTTCGATTGAGGCAGTTGGGTTATTTTTACTTTTTACATGAACACCAATAAAAGTAACTTTTAGATATTGAACATCTGCTGTTTTATTTGTATAAGATACAGTGGTATCCATATTTTCTTGAAGGTAATCTGGTTGACTTTCGTCACTAAAGTCTATTATGGACGCAATCACATCACCCGAAGACACAACCGTTTTTATCTTTATTGACATTGATTGTCCCGAATTAACCTCAATGGTGGGCCCGCGTCTCCCTTCTTTTACCGGAATATCAAAATCATAGTATTTATACAATTTTCCGACTGTTTCTCCTTCTGGCCCATATTCACCAGAGCTGTTTATTTTTTTCCCATCGGGTGTCTCCGATACTTGGGGGTAAAGCATCCCATTATTCTTATAAGTACCAAGCCACAAAGATCCGACATTTCCGAAATATGGATCTGGGGATTCTGTCCAAGGTTTATACCACATTGCCAGCCTTGAGGCGACCTGCATAGATAATCTAGGACTTATAAATTTTCTAACTTTCATCTGATTTCCTAAAACTGATTTTTATATTCTTCTACCATACCGATCAATTCAACAATGTGGTTGTCGCGTTTCGATGTGAACACTTCTGGTTCATCTTTATCTTTTATCGCAGCGATAATCACTAGACTATTTATAGGCATTTTATAACGCTCTTCAAACATAACTGCATATCCGGCCGCTTGTCTAAAATATTTTTCTAACTTACCATATTTATCACCAATCATACTTTGACGTGAAGTCTTGAAATCAATGATGGAAAGTTTATTGTCAAATTCACCAACTACATCAACAGTACCCGCGAGTCCTAAGTGATCCGAATAAAGTGGTTTTTCCTGTGCGTATATATTATTAACTCTTTCATCAAGAGTCGGTTTTATCTTCAGAAAAGTTTCTATGTCATATGGCATAGTCTTTTCATTTCTCCATTCAATGTTATTTAGGTGATCTTCAGCCATTTGGTGGACGCTCGTTCCACTTCTTGCGGCCTGAGTTGAAATTTTGTTTGCTTCTGCCTCACCTACACGTTTTCGCCATTCCATAATACCTTTTTTAGAAAACCAACCCAATACAGTTGTAATAGATGGATATTTACCGCCATCAGGTGTTAGATAAAATCTCTTTCCATCTTCGTGAATTCTTCTAAGAGTATGTGTCGGCAATTCGACATCCATGTGATTGAACATAATAAATCCTTTATATTTAGAATCATTATATCACATGAATGTCGATATGTCAATAGCTTGTTATACAATTCCTAATTCTAGTTTATTGATTATATAATCCTTAACTAAGGCACTACGAACAATATCTTCCTTACCAAATTCTATAAACGAAAAATCTTGCATGTTTTTGATAATTTTCATAAACTCCAAAATGCCAGTTTTTTCATCTTTAATTTTAAAGTCAGACTGTCTAAAATCACCACAAAAAATCAACAAACAATTATCACCACATCGAGTTATGACAGAATCTAATTCGTGAAAATTCATATTCTGACACTCATCAACAACTAGGATGCTGTCATAAAAAGTTCTACCTCTTATGAATGACGTCGAGCTAAAATTTATAAGATTGTTTTTTCTTAAATTGTCGTATGCTGTTCCGCATTCCATCAATTCATTTGTAATAGATTTATATGGTGTTTCATATGCCTCTATTTTTTGTTTTTCGGAGCCAGGCAAAAACCCCATATCCCTTGTCGGAACTACACTTCTGATTATCTGAATTTCTCTATACATAGATTTTGGCATAGTCAATTCTTTAAGTGCCAGATATAGAGAAATGAATGTTTTGCCTGTCCCTGCTACCCCATGTAAAAACAAATGGTTTCCGTCTCTAAATGAATCGAAAACATCTTCTTGCGATGCAGTAATAGGCAATATTTCTTTTATGTATGTACTTCTATTATCTATTCCAATAAATTTTCTGTTGCTTCTTTTTAATCTTTTAGACTTTCTGCTCACTATTGTCTCCTCAGTTGTTAGGGGAAAAGTGTTTTCAGTCTATGCCTCAGTACGAACCAATCTCTGTTGTCAGTTTTCGAGCACCTTTTCCTTTTGCAGTAGGGTGTGCATGATCAATTTTATCTAACACTCTTTCTTTAAATTCCAATGGAACTTTTGTTACACCCATACGAACAGGATCGCCAAGATTCAACTTAGTGAAAATTTGTTTTAGGTTGCAATTTTCTGAAGAGTTACATTCTGCTCGCGAGCCATTTCTTTCGAAATCTTCGCGTTCAGAAATTTTACATGAATGTTCAAATTCATGGTTACATTTTGTACATCTGAATGTATACAGTGGCATTATTTTACCTCATGTTATATAAAGATGTTGGGGCATAAAAATAATATTCAATTATACTTTTCCGTTTGTGATTTTTCAATCTTAGAAATTCATAATCATACTAATATATATTTTTATGAGATTCCCAACATCCCTGTTTTGTGTTATTTAATCTTTTTTAGAAACAAAAGAATACATTTCTTTCGCCTTTTCCATCAAGTCGGACATACTATACATTTCATAT